ATAAGCTCTAACTCTGTAGCCATCTTGTTTTGTTTTTCAATAATACCAAAATAAGCCCAAGTGCCAACAGCCACCATAATAATTAAAGAGGCAACCGTTTTCATTGGCATTTGCACGGCTGCCTCCTCTGATATTTTTAGTGGTCTAGTCATAAATTATTTTGTCCACAGCCAATCTTTTACTTTTCTACCTGGCCAACAAATGACTTTCCATACCCAATTCATTATTTTTTTTGCCATATCTTTATCCTCCTCTATAATCGGATGTGTGCAATCTCTACAATCACAATCATTTCCGATACATTGGTTAGTGTTAACATATTGACCTACTCCTTTGCAATGACAAGGGTGTAGACATAATGTGCAGTTTAGCACTTCCATCTTCTTCTCGCTTGTCTTAGTCTTGAGTTAGGATTTGCAGCAGCTTTTGGAAACTTCTTCATTTGCCCTGCTGATCTCGCACAAAAAGACTTACGTCTTTTGGCAGCTTTTGATCCTGGTTTTACTTTACCAGTCACTGCTGTTTTTAATTTTGATCCAGGATTAGCTCTACGATATGCAGCAACACCTGCTCGTGTCATTCCAGCACCACTTTTTGTAGATCTAAAATTCTTTTTGTTTCTGGCTGGCATAACATCACCACCTCTTTTTTTAGTCATAACAAATGTGATTTTTCCACCTTTTGTTGTAACATCATCATAACCCTTGTTTGATGTTTTACCAATGTTTGCTTCAACTCTAATTTTCTTGTTACCTTTTTTTCCTACATTAACATCTTTGCTGTAATTGATACTTTTTTGATTTTGTTTAAATACGTTAGATCCAGTTGTTTGTGTTGATTTAGTATAATCAATTCCAAGATTACCAAATCCAGAATAAATGTTCATGCCAGCACCTTTTTTATCTATATTAGTTTGACCTGATGTAGTTTTTTCTTTTAAAAGATAAGGTGCATAGGTAATTTTTTTTGCGTTTGACATATTATGTAAATGTTATTGTTACACCGGCAGTACCAGCTATTGTTGCATGAATTCCTTCTTTAAAAAAAATACCAGATCCAGGAATGTACATATCTAAACCCTCTTCTCCAAATAAAAATGTTGCGATGATTGTGCCAGTGGCTCCTCCAGTTCTAAAAATAACAGAACCACTTGCACTATTACCTTTTCCTTGAATAGATGTAAGTCTCGCTCTCTTAGTTGTCGGAACCATTTGAACAGTCCCTGTAGCGTGTGCTACCGACTGATCACTTGAGAATGAACCACCACCACTCATAATTATTTATTACTTGTTGTTAAATTAGGTCCAGAATATTTATCTGTTAACAAAGTATAAGCTGTAACATGTGTTTTTGTTTTACAAAAAATACCTTTTGGAAACAAAATACCATCTTCTGGAAAATTAAAATTAATAACATCACCTGATGGAACATCAGCATAAAACATAGTTGTTCCTGTGTTAGATGTAGTAGTTAACTCTAACTCTCCTGCACCACCTCCGCTTGAAGCAATTATTATTCCTCTTAATCTAATCGGTTGAGCAATAATAGCAGAAGCTCCTGCAGCAGCTGAAGATCTTGTAGCTTGTATATCAGTTTTAAAACTCATAACTCTCCTTTATGTGGCTCCCGAAGGAGCCACTAATTATTTATTAGCTCCAAGGATTAGCAAATGTTCCATTACCAATCAATTGTGCACTAACTTGCCAAATTAAACCATCAACTGCTCTACATTGAATTTGAGCACCTTCTAGCCCACCTTTAGTTGTAGCTGTTAATGTAAGAGTATCAGTACCACCTGCATTAAATGCAGTCACAGCTCCTGGATCAGTTGCTGTGTTATTGTAGATTGCCATCCCTCTGAATACATCAGCTGTTGCTCTACCTGCTGCAGTTCCAGCATTTAAAACAAAAGTGTTTCCACCAGTTAAACTTGAAGTAACAATAAATTCGTACATAAGTCCAACTCTGTTTGTAGAATTTGGATCATCGTTACCTGCTACTGCTGAAGTTGCTGTGTCGATTATTGAAGGTAAATTAAATACAGTATTTGCATCTCCGATTTGGATTATTTTACCTTGATACTTATCAATTCCTGCGATGTCTGTTCCACCATCAACTGTTCCAGTTATTGATTGTGCCATTTCAGGACCTGTTCCTATAAATCCTCTTAAAGATCTTACCGGTCCACTAAACGTTGTTCTAGCCATAATTTTCTCCTTTGTGTATAGCCATTGTACTATGCCGTCTCTATACCGTCTGCCTAGCCAGTCGACATAATAATTAATCTAGGTTTTTATATTATACATAAAAAAAGGGGCGATGTAAAACACCGCCCCTTCTCAAAATACTTACGTATTATCTATTAACTAGTTGGTAAGTTTCCGTTACCAAATACACATCTTGGATCAGAAAATCCAAAAGAGTATCTTTCTCTAGCTTTAAATCTTACGTTTCCTGTATCGAAGTCACCTTCCATAGCAGTTTTGATTGGTGATCTAACAAACATTTTTAGTCCGTTAGGCACATCAGTCATTAAGAAGTAAGAATCTGTATCAGTTAAAAAGTTATTAACTACATAACCTTCTGGTACCATTCCCATGCTTCTTACTGCATTGATGTCGTTATCAGCTGTTCCTGTTCTCATAGGAGACTTCATAATTCTCTCAGCAGTGAATTGTAATTCTTTTGGAATTACCATTTTTCTACCTTGAGCAGCTATTCTTAAGCCTCTCTCATCAACAAAACCAGCAATGTCAATCAATGACTGCTCAAGTGAAGTCTCATTAAGATCTGATGCAGTTGCAAGAACGTTTGAGAAAGTTCCACCAGTTGCTAATGGGTGAGAAGCATTAATTAAAGATACTCCATCTCCACCAGTTACTGTTGTTACTTGCGCATTGTTCAATACATTTGCAGCTTTCACTTGTTTTGTGTTTGCCATAGATCTTGCAAGAGCTCTTGTGTATCTTGCAGCTAATCTATCATATAGGTTGTCTTCGATTGCTTCCTCAGTGATAGCAAATGCCAAAGCAATTGTTTCATGTGAGTATCTAGCAGTGAAAGTTTCAGTTGCTTGATCAAACACAACTCCAGCACCTTCTTGTTTAGTTGGTGCAGAAGCGAAACCTGCTAACATTACTTCTTCTTCGAAAGCTCTGTCAGATGTTTCAGTAGTATAAATCTCAGCATGCTGATTTTCATATCTACTATACTCCAGGCCGAATAAAGCATTCAAACCTGGCTCTAGTTCTTTGACTAGTTGTGATCGTGATATTGCCATAGTTATTCTCCCTTATTACGCTATGCCTGTTCCACTTCTGTAGAAGTGGTTGTTGATTCTAACCAATATATTAGCATTTGATGTTGTAGTGTCAGAATTTTCAGGATCCTGCGAAATGTCAATCGCTTGTACTGCGAAAGTAGTTGCAGTTCCTGATGTTCCAACGTCTAACATCGCTTCTGATATACCAGTTGTTGTACTTCCATTGTTGGTATCCAACGAGTAGTTTTTAAATAGATCCGCTCTTGTGAAAGCAGCATCTGCATTCATTAAAAAAACTGCATCTGGATCATCAATTACGAATGCTGTAATGTCACTCGCATTTGTGTTCGCAGGGTAGAAGTTTTTGAATGTAGGCTTTCCAGTAGTTGGATCAGTAAAAAAACATCCGTTGAAAACGCCCACAACAGCTTCCGATGTATTTTTAACATGTACTTCAATATTTCCAGTTGATACAGGTATTACCAAATCACCTTGGAAGATATTCGAGCCATAATTAGCTTTAATCGTATATCTGTTTTGAGCTCCAGCTAATGGTGTACCATCTAGTTTTCTGTAAGGTCTTAGACCGAACTTTTCTAGTTGATTTGCCATAGTTGTTTTCTCCGTTTATTTTTATTTAACTTATCCAAGTTACTTATAGGTATCGCAAAAATATTACTTTTTACGAGAACCACCAAAGGTAACTCTAGACTGCCTCTCAATATTGATTGGCATGTCCGGGTGTTGTTCCTTCATAAGATCTCTATCAATAGCGTCTGTTCTATCTTGAGTTATT